CTGACTGACAACTCATCTTTTGGTTACGTTTATAACATAGCTAACCAGCCTCTACTCTTTGGCACAAACAACACCGAACGTGGTCGTTTTACCAGCGGTGGTGATTTTCTGGTGGGGACTACAACCGCATCTTCCAAACTAACTGTCAATTCTGAGATAAGTATTGGAGCAGATGGGGATAACCGAGGCATTGTTGGATACACGCCTTCTCGTTTTTACATTGGAACAAGACAGGGTGGTGTTAATTACTTTGACACAATAAACGTGTCTAGCGGCAACGTGGGGATTGGTACGACTTCGCCAGCAGACTCTTTTAATTTTGGCAGAGCAATTGACATCGGATCTACTACTGGTAGCTTCTATTACTGCCGAGATACAGATGCAACAAATGGTGTTGGAGGTATTGGATACAGCGGTACGGATGTATATGTTGTTAACAAAGCGGTTGGCAACATTCGTTTTTTCTGCAATACGGATTCCACCGAACGCGCCCGTATCGACAGCGTTGGTGATTTTTTTGTTGGAAAAACTACGGCAAACACAGGCACTAACGGTTTTCAATTAACAAATTCTGGTACTGAATTGTCTGTTGGTAGGTCTAGTGATAGATGTGCTTTATTTAACAGAAACACAACTGACGGTAACATTGTTTTGTTTCTTCAAGATGGTGTTCAGGAAGGCTCCATCTCAGTTTCTGGCAACACTGTTTCTTACAACCCATTTCTAGGTTCACACGCTGGTGCATTTGCTGATTGGTCAAGACCAGAAGTTAAGATTGGCACAATCTTTGAAACCATCAATGAGTTGATTGATTACAAGGTGGTTGTCATTGAAGTAGAAGATGTGCCAAAGCGTATTTCATATAACGGCAATGGCGCGGTTGGCACTACTGCCACAGTTGAATATGAGGGGCAAGAGTACACCGGAATTATTGAAAATGAGCGTGGTCAGTTACGCGACTTTAACAAGCACGTTAAGGTAAAAATCAATGACACGCCTGACTCCAAGGCTGTGTATGGTGTGTTTGTTGGCTGGAACACAGACCCAAGCAATGATGGTGGCGTGTACAACGATATGCTCATTGGCGCAGTGGGTAACTACGTCATACGCATGGCAGCAGGACAAACGCCTGAGATTGGTGATTTAGTTAAAGCAGACGGTACAGGCTGCGCCATAGTGCAAGAAGATGACATCGTAAGAACCAAAACAGTTGGCAAGATTACTAACACCATTCCACAACTGACCTATGAAGATGGTTCATTCTTGGTGGCTTGTGTGTTGTATTGCGGTTAATAGGAGAACGCATGAAATTCGAACTAGACCAAAACGAAGCGCAGTTTATCGTGCAAGTGATTGGCAACCTGCCAACACAGTCAGGAGCGCATCCTCTGTGGCAGAAGCTGGTAGCACAGTTTAACGAGCAGACGCAATTGCAGCAAGGGTCTAAGATTGTTTAATTAAGGGCAAAGTCTCTCAGCCCTTGATGAGAGACAAACTTTGGAGAAAACATGGAACTGACACTTAAACTGACAGTTGAAGAAATCAACGTTGTATTGCAAATCATTGGAGACCTTCCCACTAAAGCGGGAGTGTATCCCTTAGTGATGAAGATTAAAGCTCAAGCAGAAGAACAGCTACCAAAACCGGAAAATAAGGAAGAGTAAGAATGACCGAAGAGGGAGTGCATCTCGCAAAAAGCGACAATGCGCATATTGATAGACGTTTTGATGAAATCCTTGCGGAGCTCCGCAAGCTCAATGGTGCATTCCCTCGCAATGATGACGGCAGTGTTGACTTTGAGGGGCATAAAAGATGCCATGACGAAATGATTCAAGCTGCCAAAGCACAAACAGAATTCTGGAGAGAACTCCGCCTTGATATTGCCAAAAAAGGTGTTTGGGGATTGTTGATCATTATCTGTGGTCTGACTATCATTGGCATAACAGCCAAGCTAGGCATAACTACCGGAGGACAATGATGGAACAAATAAATGAGATCGCAAAAATCAAAGCAGAAGCCGAGATTGAGCTTCGTAGACTTGAGTCCCAGGCCCCGGCTAAAGAGATTGCAGGAAAAGCTATCGGCAAAAATGGTTTATTCTACATTACCCTTATTGTGGCCATGGGGGTTGGAGCCTCTATTGTTCTTGAGAATGACAAGATTGCGGCTGTCATGGGCTTACTTGGAGCAGCATTAACAGCCTTAATTAGCATGCTAAATGGTATTGCTGGTGCAATTCCAAAACAAGAGAAACCTGAATTTGAAGTCATGCGGCAATTAATCGACAAGCTTGACAAGCTTGACCGCAAAGAACCTCCAATGTCGGTCATTGTCGAAGGCGACAAGGTTACCGTTACAAGGGGCGATGACAAGATTACCACTAAAAAGGAGACATGATGGCTATTCCGGCTCTGCTTGCTCCCCTGCTTTCTCAAGGCCTTTCCCTGATTGGCAATGCAGTGCTCGCTAAAGGCAAGGACTGGGTTGAAGAAAAGACAGGCGTTAAACTTGACCAGCCACTGTCAGCAGAAGACACACTTAAACTTCGTCAATATGAGATGGAGCATGAGGAAGAACTCTTACGTCTTCGTATCGAAGAAAAGAAGTTGGGGTTAGAAGAACTGCAAGCCTTTGCGACGGCAATTCAGAATGAAGAAAATAACGTCTCAGATCGTTGGCAAGCCGACATGGCATCTGACTCATGGCTGTCAAAAAACATCAGGCCAATGAGTCTGATTGCGATTTTTGTGGGGTATTTCTTGTTTTCCATGATGTCGGCTTTCGGTTATAACGCTAATGAGTCGTATGTTTCCCTGCTGGGTCAGTGGGGCATGCTGATTATGGGCGCTTACTTTGGCGGCAGAACTATAGAAAAACTTGCTGAGATGAGAGGTAAAAAATGAGCTTGAGTAAAGAACAAGCGGACTTTCTTCTCGACGTCTGCAAATTGGTTCAATATTCAACGGAGCAAGGTTGGATGGTGACGGGAGGTGAGCTGTATCGCACCCCTGAGCAGCAAGAGATTTATTTGAAAACCGGTCGTAGTAAGACTATGGCAAGCAATCATTTGAAACGCTGTGCCATTGACTTGAACTTTTTTAAGGACGGCAAGCTAGTTTGGGATAAGGCACAGATTGCCCCACTTGGAGCCTATTGGGAAAACCTAAACCCTAAAAACCGTTGGGGCGGCAACTTTAAGAGCCTAGTCGATGTGCCTCATTTTGAGAGGAATGTGTAATGCCAGCGGCAATGACCTTCACAACGCTGAAGAACGATGTTCGAAGCTATCTAGAACGTGGAGGTTCTGCCTCGACAGATCCTCTGGTCTATGCGCAGATTCCGAATTTAATCACACTAGCAGAACGCAGGATCAGTCGCGATTTAAAGATTCAAGGTTTTCAGACGGTCGTCGTCACCACTTTGCAAAGTGGTGTAGCTGTCTTAGCAAAACCAGATCGCTGGCGTGAGACCATCAGCATGAACGTGGGAACCGGTAACCAAAATAATACCAGAAGCCAAGTATATCCACGGGCCTATGAGTACTGCCGGATGTATTGGCCTGACCAAACAGAGGTTGGGACCCCGGAATTTTATGCTGACTACAACTATACAAACTGGCTGCTCGTGCCGACTCCTGATGAGAACTATCCCATCGAGATCTTGTATTATGAGCTGCCTGCACTACTTGATGACAACAACCAGATGAACTGGCTCACTGAATACGCCCCGAACTTGCTGCTGTATGCAACTCTTCTTGAGGCGACCCCATTCTTGAAGAATGATGAGCGGATTCCGATCTGGCAAAACATGTATGCCATGGCAGCACAAGCTTTGAATGGTGAAGACCTGAAGAAAATCTTAGACCGTGGCGCCATAAGAAACGAGGCCTGATATGACTGTCTACACCAACATCTTTGGCGGATCTAATATCAGTCCGTCGACTGTAAGTTATTCGGCCGTAACGTTAAATGCAAATACGTCATTTGATTGGCCACTAGAGACGGCTCCATCGTCTAACTTGATGGCCATCATCATGGACATCACGGCCACATCTCCTAATCTGATCATGACGCTTCCAGATGCCACTGAGGCATCAAATGGCCAAACGGTCTTGATCAATAACGTGGGTTCAGAAACCTTTATAGTCCAGGACTATCAGGGAAACCAAGTCATCGCCCCGGTTAGCGGATCGGTTTGGCAAATCTATCTGACCGATAACACCACAACTGGTGGTACTTGGGAGGCATTTTTATATGGCGCCCAAGTGTCTACGGCAAATGCGGCGACCTTAGCAGGAACCGGTCTTGTGGCAATAGGCTCATTGCTGTCTCTTGCCATGCCAGTCACCTCATTTAGTTCCACGTATACCGCAGGGGTTGCTGACAGAGCAAAGACCTTTATTTGGGTTGGAGGAGCCGGTGTCTTAAACCTGACTAATGCAGGAACCGTTGGAGACAACTGGTTTATCAACTTAAGAAATGAGGGAACTGGTGCCTTAGTTGTGGACCCTGCAGGATTACAACTGATCAATGGATCATCTGACTTGACATTCCAGCCTGGTGACTCTGCAACTATCTTTACCGACGGCAATGCATTTTACACGATCGGTTACGGGCAAGCGCCTGTCTTTGCGTTTGACTACACGTCGATCAATATCGCAGGCTCTGGCGCCTATACACTTACAGGATCAGAACTTAACAGGATCTCATACAACTTTACAGGTGCCTTGACAGGTAATCGCAGCGTCATTGTGCCTCCAACGGTTCAGCAATACTGGGTCGCCAACAATACCACCGGCCCTTATACCCTGACCATCAAGACGGCAGCAGCTGCTGGTTCTACAGTTAACCAGGGATCTAGAACCATCATGTATTGTGATGGCACGAATGTTGTCATTGCAGATACAGGAGGGATCTCCGTTCCAATTGCCATTAGTCAAGGTGGAACAGGGGCCACGACTGCCGGCAACGCCTTGATCAACTTAGGTGGTACAGCAACGGGTATTGGTATCTTTACGGCAGCTTCGCAAGCTGCTGCCCAAGTGGCCATTGGCCTTGATCCTATCAATGGTGGAACATACTGATGGAAGCTACCCCGGTCATTCTTAAGTCATTACCGGGTATCAAGCGAGACGGTACCAAGTATGAGGGAGATTTTTACGTTGACGGACAGTGGGTCCGGTTTCAACGGGGCTTGCCTCGTAAGATCGGCGGCTATACTGCCATCAACCGCTATCTGTCTGAGATCAGCCGAGGCATCAAGACCTACACGGAGAATGGGGGTACGTACTTCCATTCGGGCTCTGCAGGATTTATTGAGCGGTTTGTCATCGATTCCCAAGGGGCTACTAGCCTAATCATTAACCGTACACCGCTTACCCTGGCTGTCAATGATGCCAATAAGTGGCAGTTTGACGTGATGTATGACAGCACAGGTCTTCCTCCTGTCAATATGTTAGTTGCCCAGGTAGCTCCTAACGGCAACTGCATCTGCAACAATATCGGCGGCCAGTTGTTTGTTGGGGAACTCACGGGTACAGCAGCTCTTCAAGAAGTGACTGTCTTTCCGGCGGGGGCGAATGTTAACGGCGGCATTTGTGTCTTACATCCTTACCTGACTTACTTTGGGTCTGATGGTTTCCTTGGATGGTCAGTGGCTGGGGAACCAACAAACCTGACAGGCCTCGGTTCAGGAAATGCTCGTATTGCTGCCCAGAAGATCGTTCGTGGTCTCCCCTTACGTGGGGGTCCTGGTAATGCGCCGGCTGGCCTCTACTGGTCTGCTGATGCCGTCATTCGTTGTTCTTTTGTGGGCGGTACTTCTGTCTTCCAGTTTGACACGATTAGTAGTAATTCCAGTATCTTAAGTCCCAACTCAGTCATTGAGTATGACGGCCAGTATTTTTGGTGTGGCACAGATCGATTTTTGATGTTTAACGGCGTGGTCAGAGAGGTCCCCAACAACTTAAACATCAACTACTTCTTTGATGGCATAAATAGGCAAGCTGCTCAAAAAGTCTTCTCATTCAAGGTACCTCGCTTTGGTGAGATCTGGTGGTGTTATCCAAGAGGGGATGCTACTGAATGCACACATGCTGTCATCTTCAACATCAAGGAAAATACCTGGTATGACACAGAACTTCCTAACGGAGGCCGTTCTGCAGGCGAATTTTCACCGGTGTACGCGGCGCCTTTGCTAACGGGAGTTAGCCAGTCTAGCTTTAGACCTAATAACCGGATCACCGAAAACGACGACTTGCGGATCACTCAAGAAGGGGATCAAAGGATCATTGAAGCAGAAGAAGGTTACCTGGTCTGGCAGCACGATAAGGGCCGAGATGAAGTTGACGGTCAGTTTATCACGGCAATCCCGTCCTGGTTTGAGACGGCTGACATGAGCATGCTTGTTGGTGGTAATCCACAAAACAAGTGGATCCGGGTCGAGATGATTGAACCCGACTTTGTGCAGTCAGAAAATATGACGGTTCAGCTAACCGGGCGAGCAAATGCCAAGGCCAAAGAGGTCCCCGGACCTGAGCGGATCGTCTATGCCAATCCGTCAACCCCGTATGAGCAAGTTGTCTGGTTCAAAGAAGAACGTCGTGAACTGCGGTTTAAGTTTACCTCAAACACACTGAATGGTGACTACCAGATGGGCCAGATCATTGCCCACGTAGCACCTGCAGATGGTAATGTTTTGGGGGCAGTTAATGATGAAAGTGGTTCCACGTGATTACGCAGCCCGTTATAATTGGCCTTAGGGATTGGGCAGACCAGGTGATATTGGACTTGGACAATTACAGTCCCCTTAGGAGGCTAGACGATGAAACACAATGGCAAGAGTGGGGCCTGCAGTTCTGCGTAATCTCGGGACTAAGTCAAAAGAATCCACCTAACCCTTATGATTTCACCGACTGGCGAACATGGGCGGAGCGTTTCGTACAGGTGGTTTCATGACAGACCAAGATTTTCTCATGCTGCTGAAAGAAGTAGCTAAAAAAGCAAAACCGTTTCACAACGAACTATCTCCCATCGAAGATCTTGATCAAGATCTTTCTGAGACGGGCCTTGATAGCCTAGACATGCTCATGTGCACTGTTTATCTATGCGAGGTCTTTGACATAGAAGACGAAAAAAGCCGGGAGATGCAAGCCAAGACTCCTCGTGAATGCATGGATTTTTTGAAACAGTGGGGTCGTAGACAACCTCAAAGCTTTGAAGAAGCAGTCAGGATGTTCCGATGAGAATCTTTCTGACTCTAGAGCGCACCGTGTGTACGGAAGATGCTCAACTCTTTGAAGACCATCCTTTTCCGCAAAAGCTGCACTGGTTTCCTGATACCTATTCCAGGGTCAAGACAGGCCTTGTCTGCCCTCCCCACGCAGTTGCCGAAAAGATATTGACCCCTGATTTGTTTTCATTGTTGAAACAAACCCAGCCGGGTAAGACGGCCTTCATCCTAGCCTCTGGTAACAGCAACTTTGCTGCCGAGGGTCACAAGATGAAGATCGACAACCAGATGAGCTACAACTATAAGATCCTCCCGCTGTCCCTGACCCAGATCTACGCAGGCCGGGTTGCTGCGCAGTGCGGGGAGATTGATCACACGGCAACCGACGCCACGGCTTGTACCTCTAGCCTGAAGGTCTTGATGGATGTACAGACCTTGATCAAGTTTTACGGGTTTGACCGGGTCATTGTCTTAGCTGTTGAAGATCAGGTCAACAATATGACCCTTCAGTTCTTTGGGGAAGCCAAGGCTACCCTGACAGAAAGCATGGCCAAGACCCATCAAGTCGTTCCTAGCGCCTTTGATGAGAAGAACTTCGGGTTCTATATAGGGCAAGGAGCTGCCTTAGCAGTCTTCGAGTCTGAGGAAGCTGTACGCCGTTCAGGCTTAGAGATCACGGCTGAACTGGTCTCGGCTTACACGGCTACTGAAGTCTTGACGAACACAATCGGCCAACGAGAAGACGGTCAAGGGTTTGTCAGGGCCATTAAAGGAACACTTGAATTTTGTCAAATTAACCCAGAACAAATTAAAATCGTGAAGACTCATGGAACTGGGACCAAGTCTAATAATGCGGCAGAAAAAACGGCCCTAGATTCCACCTTGAGTGGGTTTGTAGCGACATCGTATAAGCAGCGAATCGGCCATACGATGGGAGCGAGCGGACTCTTAGAGACCCTCTTGCTGTTCAAAGATTTGGAGAAGGGCATTGTGCCTGAGATCCTCAACCGAACAGAGAGGGACGATCGATACCTCTCACATCCAGTTGAGGCTCCTGACGGCATGGTGCTCAGTTTGAGTGCTGGCATGGGGAACGTCTTCAGCGCCGCACTGTTTAACGTGAGGATCTGATCATGCCCGTTGTCGATAGCAAACAAGAGATGCTGCCCGTTGGGGACGTTCTGAGGATTGCCGCAGAAAATACCCAAAGCGAGTACGCCGTAGAGTTCGTCTACGCGACCTTCGTCAAAGAAGTCCAGATGCCAGGGAGCAAGTTTTTTCGCTACGGCAACACCATCTATGTGATTCATGCTTCTGAAAAAGAACCTCGCAAGGGAATGTTCAGGGCATTGAATGCTGACACAGCCCAGAACTTCATGGCCTCTGGTTTCCAGTTTGTTATTGATGCTTACAAGGCTGGCTTTGACACCCTGGTCACTCAATTCAAAGATCAGAGTCTGATCAATATCTTCCGAAATGTTGCAAAGAACCCGCCAAACCCTGGTATGGGATACAACGTCCAGATGATGGACAACGGCGACTATCAGGTTGCTTTGCAGCTAGGAACCCCTCGTGGAGGAGCTGAACAATGACAGCCGTCGTCGAATTTGTTGGGGACGTTGTTGGCGGAGCTGTTGAGGCCGTCGGTAGCGTCGTTGAGGGAGTTGTTGACGTTGTCAAGGACGTGGGTCAAGCCGTCGACAAATACGTCATTCAACCTATTCTAGATGATCCACTGACCGCCATAGCTACGATGGCAGGGGCGGCTATCTTAGGACCCATGATTGCTCCCTCATTGGGAGCTCTTGGTGGAGCAAGCAGCTATGTTGCCACGGGACTTGGAGCCGCTACGGGTAACACGGCAGCAGGCCTTGCTCAAGGTGAAGATTTTGATGAAGCTATCAAAGGCGGCGTGATGGCAGGTATCACGTCTGGTGCTGGAGCAGCAGGCTTTGATTATTTAACAGGTGGTGGCGCGTTCTCGCCAACTGCTGCAGCGGCCACTCCTGATGAGGCCTTGGCAGCAGCTGCGGCTACACCAGATACATACTACACTCCAAGACCGGCACCAAGTAATCAACTGGCTGATGCCATAGTGCCAGACACTTATTATCCTCCTACTGGCTCTACGCTGACAGGTACTAAAGATATTCCTTTAGGTTTTGACGCAAGTTCTAGTGGTGTTACTGCTATAAACACCGCAGCCGATGACTTCCTGACGTCCATGGGAGATGACATCCTAGCATCTCCTACCATGACAAAGGGAGCCGCCGCTACTAACTTAAATCAAACTTTCCCACTAACAGAAGTGCCTAAAAATTATCTGTTAGAAGGCGTTAAGTTGCCAGGTGAAGGCCTAACTGCTCCGACAATTTCAAAGGATCTTCCTTTGAGCTATACTGGAGGAGCGACTAGCAGTTATGGCCTACAGCCTAATAAGATCAATTATGATCTCATGGCAGGCGTTCCAGATACAACTACCGGAATACAACCTGGCACCGGCCCAGTTGGTATGAAAGTAGGAGTCAATGCCCTAGACGACTTTGCTTATGCTGATGGCACACCGGACGTCTGGACGGGTACGGGCGGTAAGACCTATGGTATGGGGACACCTGAAGGAACCGTGTCTGCATCTGGATTTGCTCCCAATCAGCCTCTCATTGCTCCATCAACCTCTGCTACCACAACAGCCGCCGCAGAGGGAACTACTAAGACATTGGGTGATAAGCTGAAGAATTTTGAGTTCAGCGACATCAACATGACCGACATTGGTAAGGCAGCAATGAACTATGCTGTTGAGAATCCGCTAACTACCTTAGCTGCTGTAGCCCTTGCCGGTGGTGCCTTGTCGGGTGGCGATCAACCTCCAGGTGGTGATGGGGCCCCATCTCCAGGTAGTACGAGAGATGAAAACTTTGATCGTTCTCTAGACTACTACAATTACCTTCGTGACCAGCAAGCCTATGGCGGTGACTTGACTTCTTACGGTGAACGCCCGGGTGAGCACAAGTTCTTCTTAAACACGAGGTTTGAGCCGGTTCCCATTCAGTCTAAGACAGGTGGCCTGATTCAATACAAGCAGCGTTATGCCGATGGTGGCATAGCTGGTCCACAAATCGGTATGCCACAGACTCCACAAAACGCTATGAGCCAAAGAGAAGCCGTGATGGCTGCCATGCAACAACGGGCTGCCATGGCCAAGCGTCAGGGTGCCCTAGCCCAGATGCAAGGTGGCATGCCAATGACAGCCCCTCAAGGCATGTCTGGAATGATGCCTCAACAGCCACAACCTGCTCGTCAGGGTCCGATCAATCGAAATCCTAAGACGGCCTACTACCAATACGGGACCCCTCCTGGTATGGCAGCAGGTGGTCTGAACATGGTCAGAAGCATGAATGTCGGTGGCGGTGCTGATGGTAGGTCTGATGACGTTGACGCCTTACTCAGTGACGGCGAATACGTGATCGATGCTGAGACAGTCGCCATGCTTGGTAATGGATCATCTGAGGCAGGTGCTAGCCGCCTAGATCAGATGAGATCTAGCATCCGCAAACATAAGGGAAAAAACTTGTCACAAGGCAAGATTAGTCCCGACGCAAAAAGCCCGTTGGCTTATCTGAAGGGAGCTTGATATGGGAGTCCTTGATTTCCTGTTCCAAGGAAGTCCTCCTCCATCCGTTACGACGTATGGCGAGACGACAACCGACCTTCCTGCCTGGTACAGTGACTACACACAAGGTCTGATCAGTCGCGCCAATGCGATTGCCGCAGAGCCTTATCGTGCCTACGGCGATCAAAGGATCGCTAGCCTGGATCCTGGGCAGACGGCAGCCTATAACAAGACCTTTGATCTTGAGGGGACCTACGCCCCCACAATGACTTCGGCCATCTCTTCTGCAACCCAAAGTGGCCAAGGTAGTGCCTTAAATCAAGCGTTGCCTTATCTTCAGCAGGCCCAAGGCTACAACCCTTATACGGCATCAGCCCCTGTATTAGGTGAAGCCAGTAACCTATTGCGCCAGCAAGTCGGCAATACTGCAGGTCTTGCGCAGCCTTACTTTAATCAGGCTTCTGCCTTGACAGGTATCGGAACCCAAGGGACCGCGGCTCTTGCCAGCCCATACATGCAGCAAGCTAGTCTAGGTACTGCAATTTCTGGCGCTGCAGACACCGCAGGTCTTGCCAGCCCATACATGCAACAAGCTAGCCAATTAGCTAACCGTGGTGCCCAAACCGGGGTTGGTGGCATTGAGGAATACTTAAACCCGTATCAAGAACAAGTCATTGAGCGGATCGGTAAGCTAGGTCAACGAAATCTTCGTGAGAATTTGCTTCCAGAGATCCAAGATAGGGCAATAGCAGCAGGCCAATTTGGTGGCAGCCGCCAAGGCGAAGCTATGGGCCGTGCTATGCGAGACATTCAGGAATCTACCCTGGCTGCCCAATCACAGGCCTTGCAACAGGGCTATGGTCAAGCTGCACAAAGGCAAGCAGAAGATCGGGCTCGTCAATTGCAGGCTGCTCAACAACAAGCCCAGTTTGGTCAGCAAGCTGCCCAACTGTCTTCTGCAGATTACCAGCGGCTTCTGTCAGCAGCAGGTCAGCAAGCAGCTATTGGCCAATCGATGGCCGGCTTAACCTCTGCAGATTACCAGCGTATGTTAGCTGGTGCCCAGCAGCAAGCAGCCATGGGTCAGGCAGCTTCGAATTTAGCAGGAGCAGACTTAGCAAGATATGGTCAGGCAGGTGCCCAACTAGGGGCCCTTGGCCAAGTCTATGGAAACATGGCAGGAGCCACAGCTCAGCAGCTAGCTAACCTTGGTCAGCAAGCCGGCACATTCGCAGGTCAAGACTACACTCGTCAACTGCAAGCTGCCCAACAACTCGGGACCTTGGGCCAGATGCAACAAGCCATGGGCCTACAGAACATCGGAGCCCTTGAGGCAGCAGGTCAAATGCAACAGCAGCAACAGCAGCGCAATCTTGATCAGGCTTATGCTGACTTCTTGTCTCAGCGTGAATACGACCGCAACAACATTGCGTTCCTTAATGCAGCAATTCGTGGTCTTGAGATTCCGACCAGTACGTCAACGACTTCTACAGGTCCTGGCAGCGTGTATCAACCTTCGCCACTGTCTCAGCTGGCTCAAGGTGCTGCGACGTACTACGGCTTTAAGAATCTCTTCAAACCGTAATGAGGGGTAGCATATGGCTTTGATGAATGAACAAGATGATGATCTCGACACAGGTGGCGTGTCTGATGGATCCAGCGCCATTGCTGACACCGCAGGCTACATCTCTCGTTCTGCCCAAAATCCTTACACCAAAGATCTCAATGACCTGTTGAAAAAATACCTTCAGCAGACAGATCGTCAAGCAACAGAAAAAGAACGCCTTCTTGATGAGGCACGTGAGCGGATCTTAAAGAGATCTTTGGGTCCTAGCGATTCCGAGATCGCTTTTAGGGTTGCTGCTGCCGTAGGTAAGCCAACTAGGACCGGTCATTTTTCTGAGAGCCTTGCTAACGTCTCTGAGACTACTGCAGGGATCTTAGGTGAGCGTCGCAAGACTCAACAAGAACTAGAAGACCTTGATCTGAAATATCGGATGGCTGGTTTAGATACCAAGTCAGAAGGCATGAAGACCAAGATCAGTGCCCTGTCTACCCTTGCTAGGTCAGTACCGAAGGAAAGGGTGCCTGAAGTCATGGCTATGCAAGAGATCATTGATGATCCCAATGCAACAGCCGAAGCTAAAAAGACAGCGAAGGCCAGGATTGACTATCTGACCACAAGGGGAGGAGCCCAAAAGGGTACCGAGATAGATCAGCTGATTGCTAAGATCAATGATCCAAACACGCCTCCTGAAGCCAAGCGCATGTACAAGCGCCGGTATGACAAGCTGGTTCACATACCTCCAAGCGGTGCTGAGGGTGTATCGACTAAGCCGCAATCACCGCAAGGGAAGATTGCCGCAGATGAGGGCCTGGTTCCAGGTACCCCGGACTACAACCGTCGGGTGCAGGCCCTGGTTCAGCAAGGCCAGAACAAACTGTCTCCAACCGAGATGAAGATGCAAGATGAGCTCAAGGACCGGGTTGTTGCCGGTAAAGAAGTCATCTTGACACTTGAAAAGGCCCTGAAGCTAAATGAGGTGGCCTATGAAGGATCAACGGCAGGTGCCCGTGAAGTTGCCGGACGCCTGGTGCCTTTGGTCCGTAGCAGTGAAGCCCAGACGGCCACTGCAGAGCTGGAGAACCTGATTCTCAGCAATGCGTTAAGCCAACTGAAGGTGATCTTTGGAGCAGCACCAACCGAAGGTGAACGCAAGATCTTGGTTGACTTACAAGGCTCAATCAACAAGCCCGCTAAGACTCGTGAGACCATCTGGAAAAATGCCCAGGCAGCAGCTACTCGTCGCCTTACTGACAACCAGAAGCGGCTGCAGGACTTGGTCAGTGGCGCCTCTGCAAGGAGAGCATCAGACACCCCTGAAGGTATGGCTGATGGCGGTCCTGTCAAGATGCAAAAGGGCGGTGAACTTAGCGCTGCAAACATTGGTCGGGCAGTAGGCCAGGGACTTGGTTTTGGCTTTGGTGACGAAGCCGTTGCCAGGGTCCGTGCCAAGATGGAAGGTCGCCCTTATGAAGATGTGCTTCGTGAGGAGCGTGAGTCTTATCAAAAGTTTGCTGAGAGATACCCGATTACCGCTATCGGTACCGAACTGGTCTCTGGTGCCGTCCCTACAGTGGCTGCCATGTTTGTGCCAGGTACCCAAGTGGCTTCTGCTGTTGGTGGAGCCCGTATGGCACAAGCTGCCCAAAAGCTAAGCCAGGTCTTGCCTAGATTCATGACAGGCCAGATGGGTAAGGCAACTGCCGTTGGGGCAGGTACTGGGGCCATCTCAGGTGCTGGTACTGCGACAGAAGGTGAACGTGGCATGGGTGCCATGACTGGCGGTGCAACAGGTGCCGTAGCAGGCCCTGTCGTTGCTAAGGGAGTTGACCTTGGGGTCCGTGGTGGCAAGGCACTAAAGAACGTCGTGTCACCATCAACCCAGAGTGTTGAAGACCGTGCCACCATGAAAGTTCTGGAGGCCATGAGTCGTGATGAGATGACTCCGGCAGATGTGAGAGCTAAGATGATTGCCGACCAGAAGATGGGAGTCAAACCCATGCTGATGGACGTGACCCCTTCCACTAAGACACTAGGTGAAGCCGTTGTCACGTTACCAGGTAAAGGCAGGAAGACCTTGGGAACCCCGCTAGAGGAACGGCTAGAACAAGGTCGCGATTTGGTTGGCGAAAGAACTAGCCGGACCCTGGCCAAGGGCCAAGACTTCACGGCAACCGAAGATTCGTTAGTAGGACGCTTGCGTGCTAACGCCAACAACATGTATGACCGCGCCTATGCCCACGGGTCGGTTGACGATACCCGACTTCTGAAAGTCTTGGAAGACGAGACTTTCAAGGATGCATTTAGAGAAGCCCAGAGAATTGCTAATAAGGAAGCAAGGGCTGCCGAACTCCGTGGCGAGGATCCAAGCAAGTACGTCTTGAACGACATCTATAACCTAGATGCCGATGGTAACATGGTCTCAGTTGGCAAGATTCCAGATGTCCGGACCCTTGACTACATCAAGCGAGGCATTGACGCCTTGATTGACAAAGGCTATCAAGGTAAGGGCATGGCAAAGGCAGAAGCCAACGCACTTAAGGATCTTCGCAAGGCGTACATCGGAGTCATTGACGAGAACGTGCCTGAGTATGCTGCAGCCCGTGCCAAGTATGCCGGTGACATGGAGGTTCTCGATGCCCTTCGTCTTGGCAAGGATGAGTACTTGACACCTAAGATGCTGCCTGAGCAAGCCCGCAAGCTGGTTAGCGGGATGTCTGATGCCGAGAAAGATGCGTTGAGAATTGGAGCCGCCCAGTCGATCTTGACTAAGATCATGGATGCTCCCCAGCAGATCAATGCTGCCCAGCGTGTCATTGGTGCCCCTGCTACTCGTAAGCGTCTTGAGGCCTTGTTTGACAACCCAGCTGAATACAAGGTATTTGAGGCAGCTCTCCAGCGTGAAGCCGAACTGTTTAGGAACGCCCAAGAGGTCATTCGAAATAGTAGGACAGCTAACAAGAAGGAAGCCATTGAAGACTTGAAGAGATCTGCTAATGTCCTAGACGTGGCAGGAGAAGCCGTCAATGTAGCTACAGGATCCCCTGGTACCGTAGTTGGCCGGGTCTTAAAGTACTTGCAGGCAAGGTCAACATTAGATGAGCAGACAGCAGGTGAAGTAGCAACGATGCTGAAGTCGAGCAACTTGCCTGAAGTTGATAGTGTCTTGAGCCGTCTTGAGAAGAGTGCTGGTGAATTCACAAAGCAGCAAGAGAGAGCGGCTAACCGCATGAAGGCCATCTCAGGAGCTGTAGGGACCGCATATCCTGAGGGCACACCTGTCAAGCCAGCAACCGTTCCTGAACCCACTACCGAGGAAGACGATGAAGCCACAATTCAACGAATTCTCCGGGAGAACCAGTGATGGATGACCTCAAGCGC